GGATTTTCGTAACCAAGTTTTTAGCGGTATCTTGTTTAGTTGCAATAACCAATATGTTCTTATCACTCTGAAAAGTCATCATCCATAATGCGTATCCAGCGGTAAGTGTGGATATACCTAACTGACGGGCCTTCAGAATAACATTATAATTGTGTTCATTAAAATCCCTTACCATTTTTTCTTGAAAATCATATAAAGAAAACGGTATTTTACCCTGTATTGGATGTTGAATAACAGCATACTTTTTTAGAAAATATGCAGGGTCTTGTGCACATTTTAAATATTCCTTTTTAATGACTTCTTTTATATTCTTATCACTCATTAATTTGCTAAGTCCGCTATTTTAATTCCAAAATAAGTTGGAATAGTTACTGCGGCTACTCCATATGTAAAATACAGCCACTTGTTTTCATACCAACTTGGTTTTGCTAACCCTGCCATTTTTTCATTGGCCTCATTTTGTGCCTTTAAGGCTTCTATTTGTTTACCCTTTGCCACTATTATTAAAGAATCAAGATTGGCTTGATCTTCTAACTCTTTGACCAAATCTTCATATTGGCCAATTTGTACAGTCTTTGCACTATCAATAGATTCCAATTTTCCTAACTTACTTTCCCATTCGGCATCACGTTGTTTAATCATTTCCAATGCTTCTTCTTGTGTAAAAGTTTGTTGTCCAAATAAAGGAATGGATAGCAATAATATCCAAAGATATTTCATATTCACTCCTTATCTAAGTAGGTAAACTACCCCAGAACCACCATTTACTACTTTTTGAACTCCAATTTCATATACCTCTTTAGCAGTAAATGCTGTTCCGGCAACCGATCCACCTCCAGAAAATGTTAGAACGGTATCTGTATTTCCAACTATAAATGCCGCTGCCTCATTTGATCCTGTCGCAAAAAATGTTTCACTGGTACCAACCGTTTTAACATGGTTATACTTACCAAGATTACCTCTTACTGCGGGCGGTGTTCTATCTCCAATAGCCATTTTAATTTCTCCTTATATACATATATATAATTATTTACTCTTGGAAAACTTCCTCAAAAATTCTGCTGCATCTGATACATCGTCATTTTCGGAAGCTACTTCCATTTTTTTAATCTCGTTTTGTGTACGAGTAAGTTTTCTTTTTGCACTTGTTATTTGTTTTTTATTTTTATTTTTATGTACTTGTAATTTTTTTACTTCTTTCGCTACTTCTTTTTCTTTCTTTTTATGTTCTTTTATGACACCTTCTAATTCTTTTACTTCTTTTGATTTATTAGCACTTAAAATAGTACTTAAACCAAAAAGTCCTAAAATACTAACTATGAGTTTCTTTAACCAATCCATATTTACATCTCCATTATTTTTTTATAATTAGACTTACTTTCTAACTGTTTAGTTTTCGAAGGTTCATCAAAATCACTATCATCAGGGTCATCGTATTTTCCATATCCTTCCGCATCCCTATCAATTTTTTCATCAAAACCCTTATCAAAAATATTTACTGTTTTATGTATTCTAAATGTAGTAGCTTTTCTTCCATTTATAGTCGGCATCCCGTGTTTATCTACACCTATATCTTTTATTACCATTTTCTTGTTTTTAAATTTTCCTACAAGTATAGTATCACCTTTTTTAACGTCTATTGTAATTGCCATTATGCTCTCCAACTTATCATAAGGTTTTGTCCATCAAGTTTTTCCGTTACATTATCTTCTCGGTTTAATTGACCACCCAATCCCATATCTATGATATTTTTTAAATCTTTAAATGTCAAATCTTTGTCATCAAAAGGATGTGCCATATGTCCGTATGCTCCACCCTCTAATAATAATTCTTTTCTAACTGTATCATCCCACCAATCTTTTGTTAGTGGTTGATATTTTTCAACATGAAGTCTTGGTCGTTTTTTCTTACCACTAAATTTCTTCCCACTTTTTTTGGCTGCGAGATTAGTCCTCATTTCATCATCTTCATTACGACCTACTGCATCAACACCAGATGCTATAGGTGGACCTGCCATTTGTTGGTCTTTATCAACTCCCATCCATTTAACTACTCTCCAACCTAAATTATCCATTACATCTCGTAAAGCTTTCTTATAAGGTTTTACCTTACCATAAGATATAGGATTCATTGCTCTATAAGACATAGTATAATCTTCTTCTGGATCCATTGCTCCATCACTTAATATATAATTAATTACTTTATATCCTAAATCATTTTGTAATTGTTGTATCCAATCTTCTGACTCTTTTTTATATTGAGTCAAAGTTCTATAAAATGTAGGCGGGCCATCATCAGTAGGTGCATTTTTTCCAGAAGTTCCTTCTTTTAAAATTTCACTAATATCATTTTCAACTAAAAAGTCACCAATGACATCACCACTAAATTCTTTTAAATAATCTCTCATTATCGAGTCTCTATTTTATTATCTTTCAACCAAGCGTCTACTTTATTTACTACTTGGTCAAAAACATTATTACTTCTATTAGAACCAAAAGCATTATAATAAGATTTTGCTAAATAATAAGCTGGTTCTACTTCATCACCTTTTCTTATATCACTTACAATCTGTGCCGTCTGTAAATCAGAAGATACATGGGATCTTAAGTAACTATAATCAAAATAATGATTATGTCCGTGTTCATACATCCATTCAAGTATCTTATCAAATTTAATACCTTTCAGAAACCAATCTGCAGGCCCTTTAAATTTTCCGTGTCCCCAACCTTGTACATAAGCGTAATATTGATACATCAAACCATTAACATCTCTCTTTTTACCTTTATTACCTTTATAATCATATACATTAACTTTATACTTACCAACTTCCTTACACATTTGTTTTGTCTTGGAAGGTATTTTGTGATTTTGACCAGTTTCTTTTTTAGCTTGACTAACTACACTATCAAATTCACGAGTAGTAATTATCACTTCTGATAATAAAGATTTTAATTTAATCATCTTTTTTCCAAATTAAATGCCCTTGTCAACATTGCACCGGCATGTTGAAGTTTAAGACGAGCTTTATCATACTCCTTAAAGTATTTTATTAAAGTTCTATTCTTACTCTTTTTAATATCATCATCAAGTTCATACCAAAGTCGTCCATCACGAGTCTTATGAATATAATCACTACCAACTTTTAATAATTTTTGGTGATTCCATGAAATATCTGAAATATCTACTTTTTCTTCTAATATTTTTTTGAGTTTAATCATTATCTTTTGTAATAATCTTCAAAACGTTTGTAAGCTGCTCGTTCATCAAATTTACCCTGATGTTTTACACCAATTTTGATTGCATCTATAAATGCATGCTTCAAACCAGGAGAATTAAAATCTGACATCATTTTGTTGATGTTATCAATTGACCTTCCAATTCCTGCAATGGCGTTTGTTAATGGCTTCTTAAGCCGTTTAGCCTGTTTTTCATCTGCGGCCGATACGCTATCTTCATCAGCTTCACTCATCATATCTCTTAATTTAATCATATTTTTCTCCGATGTACATTGACACACTTATAAATATTAAATTGCTAAACTATTGAGTTTTTCCTCAACACCTTCTTTAATTTTATTCAATTCTTTGAGTGCTTCTTCTGACATTTTATCAATGGCCTCCCTATTATTACTCCATTTTTCTTGTTCGAGTTCAACATCTTTAATTCCAACTTGATTAAAAAAGGTTGGACTGTTCTCAGATTCATCTACCCAATCCTCTACACTTTCAATTTGTTCTTTAACATAGGAAAGTTGGTTATTTAAGACCTTTTTTTCTTCCCATTCTTCATATTTTCCGTCAATTCGTAGTTTATTCTCAAATTTTATTTGACAATCAAAACATTGATTATGTAATCTATACATTTTATCGTCCAAACGACTTTTCATCACTTTATTACACTCTGGACAAAACCAAGGAGTCTTTGCTTCCTTTAATGCGTCCATTCGGTCATTTCTTTTCTCTCTATCCGCCTTTACTTCATCCTGTCGTTTCTTTTTCTCATCTAAATCTTCCATGTGGACAAAAATTCGTTTTTCGGGTGTATTACCCTTCATAATATCTTGTCTTGCCTTAACGTGTCTTTGATGTTCGTTCATAACTACTCCTAAAAGGTCATTAGACCTGTTATTTGGTTTATTGGAGCAAATGCTCCTGTAAATTTAAATGTTTTTCCATTATATTTAAAAACTACTCCTTCTGATGGAACTATTGCATCTAATCCACCAATTTTATTCAATTTATCCAACTGTAATTTTAATTTATTAAGTTTTTTCAAATCTTTACCACTTCTAACATCTTGAATGGCCGCATCTAATTGTTTTTTCACTCTTGCAACCGTAGCATCTGGACTTGCCGCTAACCAACCACTTACATTTTTCATTATTTCTGCACCAAGTTCAAAAAATAGTGTTTCAAATGGCTTCATATTATCTTTAACTATTTCTGCATGATTATCTCTATCAACACCCAAAACCCATTCTAAAAATGCTGGAAATTTTTCCAAATCTTTTTTGATTGTGGCTATCTTATAACTCTTATCAAAAAATGCCCACCGCTTAACAAGTTTTTTCTGTACTTTATTTGGGATTCCAGATGTATACATGGCTTCCCCCTGTTTAATAAAATCTTCCCAAAACTTTTGATGGTAAAGTGCTAATGTATCATTGTCTTTTAATTTATATTCTCTTTGTAATTTGGATAATTTATTCAAAAAATACTTTTTCTTCTTGTCAAAATCTTGATGTTTAGGAACTGTAAGGAAATTTGGTTTTCCAATCTTATAATGTTTCTGTATATTTTGATTAACTTGTTTAATCATACCAGCCAACATTCTACCACTACCTTTTACCTCGCCTATAGCATTTCCACTATCATCGTATTCAAGTGCTCCATGAAATACAATTTCTGCCTTATCATAATTAATCACATTTGCTGACTTGGGCCACATAACTTCAAGATTCATCCAAGCCTTGCCGTTCATAAAAATCTTATTTCTTTGTTTATCACTCAATCTACCAATAGCCTTTTCTAAATCCTTTACGGCAAAACTAAAAGCATCCTCAATATCCCCCCTACCTTTAAATTTTGAGATTATTCCATTTGCGTCTAATGCAGTTTCACCTGAATTTTTAAGGTGACCTTTATTTCGAGCTGCTATCAGTTTTCCACCAGTTGCTTCAGTAATTCCTTCTTCCGTCCATTTAAATAACTTCTTAAACTTATTATGCATCATTAAATAAACACCCTCGTCAAAATAACCGAATGCATCTTTAAATAACTTCCGTCTTTCTTCGTCTGAAAATTTCTGTGAACCGAGTAATTCTCTCATTACCGTTCCACTAACTTCTTTTCCACCAACCTTTTTAGAAACGTGCGGTGCAGTCATAAAATATCCGTGTTCTTCATATCCTTTTAAATTGTTCTTATTCTTCTTATAATCTTGAAAATATGATAAACCACCACTTTTCTTCTTTCCACCAGCTAATCTTCCGGCATCCTTTTCTCCAAATATATATATCACGGCAGTAGTGTCAGGGTCGTATTTTTTTAGCACTTTATTTGCCACCAATGGAACTCTTTCGTTTACAACTTCACTTGATGCAATACCCATTTTAGTTATATGACGAAGTTTTTCTTTATAATTCATAGGGTGTTTGGGTGGTTTCTTTATATTAGAAGTCGTAATATATGCGTCATCTACTTGTTTCTTTAACCATTCAAAAGTTTTTTTGTGATGTGGACCAAATGGTTGATATCTACCACCATAAATACCAACTACTTTTTTAATCTTTTTAGAATCTTCTGCTAACCATTTTTCAAAAATTTCCATTGCTTCTCTCATACCACTTGTTTGTGTATCATGATATTTGGCTCTATTATACATTGTTTCTACAATTTCTTTTTGTTCTGACTTGGCCCTATTTTTTATTGACTTAATAGTACTATTTGCTCTCTTCACCGAATCATATCCAGAACCTTTTATGTAATCCAACATAGTACGTGGGTAAAAATAACCCTCTCCTGCCTCATTAAGTTGTTCTAATTCATGTTCCTTCAAAATTGGATTTACAAGTTCTCCTACAAGAGCACTATATTTAGGTTTTTTCATAGTTGGA